GGCTGGCATTGCACAGCCGCTGGCTGAATCGCTGGCGTCGAGAAGGACTGACAACCGCACATCAGCAGTGGCCAGGCGATCCCGCAGGTGAGCCTGAGCGCGTTGTGCATCGGAAAGCTCCCGGGTGTGTTGTTGGTCGCGGACGCTGAGTTGTTGCTCCAGTGCCAGCCGTTTGTCCTGTTCCACCTGTTGTTGCTGGCTGAGTGCTGCGGCATGCAGAGCCTGCAGGTGCTCGATTTGTGCGCCATATCGCCAAGCCTGTACCTGCCAGGCAACACCCGCCGAAACTGCGAACAACAGGCAAAACCCAAGCAGGCGATACGACGTCAGGAAGCCCATGACACCGCCTTCGCCCGCGCCCACAGTTGCATACGGTTCTCCAGACCGTTGAGGCCACCATTGATGCGCCGGGTGATCGTGGTGAACTGGTCCTGGTCAGCCAGCTCGTTCAAGCCATTGCGCTGCCAGAACCACGCGGCAGATTCGCACGCCCATTGCGGCGTCTCCAGCAACTCCGGTTGGTGCAACAAACGCTCATCGCCGAACAGTGCCTGACTGCACGCCAGGTAGTTGCGCCGGCCGGTGATCTGGATCAGGCCGCGGCCGCGATACTTCTGGCCGTCGCCATCGGCTTCAGGGGAGTTGCCCAGGCGGGCGGCCAAGGTACCGGTGTCGTATTTGCTCAGGTATTGATCGCTGCCCAGTTCACGTACGTAGCGCAGTTCGCCGGATTCGTGGCCGATTTGGGCGAGGAAGGCGGCGATGCGTTTGGATGTTGTGATTTGGTGACGTGCGGTAGCCTCATTTAAAGGAGCCAAAAAAATGCCCGCTCTGAGGCGGGCTCCAGGCATTACCTGGATAAGTTGGGGAAGGGTTATTACCATCGATTTCTACTCTCGCAGCCGACACGTTTACTGAGCAACAGCATCCAACCAAGGTAATGCAACGGGCCGTTTAGTTATCGAAGGAAAGCTCTCAGCCTGGGGCCAGTCACGCAATGCTTGAGTGTATTTGAGCAACTCTTTGAACTGCTCATCTGACAGCGTGGTTTTCAATCCCATTTCCAACTGGTCACGATGACGATCACGTACCCAACTGATGCGCTGAATTTCTGAATCACGCCACATGCGCTCATTAGCCTTGACTTCAGCATCGGAAATGACCGGGGCGATATGTTCCTGGCACTGCTCACCCGAATCGATCAGCAAACGCACCGCGCGATAAACATCCGGTGTTTCGGCCTCGGTAGCATGGTACGGATAGCCATCCAGCGTCACCAGGTAGCTACCATCGGCTTTTAGAAAAATGTCCTCGATTTTGTAACTCGTAGACGAGGTGGCATCCAGATCCTCAACAGTCGTCTTGTTATCCATTACTGGATCCTCCATGCAAAACCAACACAGTTTCCATTGCCCACTGCAGTGCCTCCGGCGGCCACTCCAGCGTTGCCGCCAAGTGCGGCCCCATTGCCGTTGTAATTGGCGCAGAAAAAGGCCCACGTTCCGCCTGCCGGAAGTACACCGCTACCGCCTAGCGCGATCCATTGCCCTGCTACCGGTTTTAAAAAACTGGAAGCTGACAGAGCATCGGTAATCCCGTAACCCGCCAGCGTCGTAGCCACGTTCGCTTTACGGGCAGGGTCAAAATTGCCGGAGGTCCAAACCGTCTGTGATCCCCACGAGAGTTCTCCTGCAGAGTTCATAGCCAAAGACCTGGCAATCAGCCCCGCCCAGTGAAACAGGATTCGCGGTGCGTAATCGAAACTGGTCTGGGTATTACTGACTTCCTGCGCCTCTCGAATTTCCAACGCACCACCAACACCATTGCCAAGTTCTCCCAAGACTTGCGCGGACAAACTAGGTCGTTGACGACTGGTCCCCCCAACCACCAATGCGTCAGTGATTCCATATCCTGCCAGCGATGTTGCCTTATCTGCTTTGGCTGCCGGATTGAAGTTTCCGTCATGCCACAACATGCGCCAAGTTCCCTTGCCATCATCTGCAACTCGACGTACTCCGAACCATTCGCCTGTAATCCCCGCAAGGAGATCAAACCCATACTTACCATCGGGATACTTTATATGCAGCCCAGCGCCGTATCTGACCGCATCGGGCCGATCCGTCGTAGCGTCGGCGAGTGTCACGAACTGCGTGGAAGTTAACTCTGAGGAGTTTCCTTTCACCACGGCAGGAATAGTAAGAAGTCCGCCCGCCCCCGCAGGCATGGCATCCTTAATCCCATACCCCGCCAACGTCGTCGGCTTATTCTTCAACTTCAACCAATCACTCAAAACGCTAAGCGCCTGCGCTAACTGATCGGTCTTCGTCTCATCCGGCGCAATCCCCGCCGCCGCCAGCACATTCAAAATCTCCTGCGTAACCCCATTCCCCCAAGCCGCCGGAATCAAACTCCCCGGCGTCCCGGTCACCGGGTTTTCATCCACAAACTTGCCATTCACCAGCCCAACGCTGGGCACACTCTTTGGATAATCCACGCTTCTACCCTCTAGTCATAATTGATGTGCACCTGCGTATGAGCAGGTGCGCTGCGATGAATCAGGCACTCCAGGGCATTGCCCGGGTTGACGCCAAACCGCTCTCCCCAATAACTCGCCCCAAACCGCCGCCCCAAGTGCTGGCGGCCGCCGGTGTTGAGCGTCCACATGAAGTGCGCCTGCCAGGTGCCAAAATGCGCCGCGCCAAACCGTGAGCGGCCCATGCGCGGGGCGCGATGTTCAGTGACACTGGCGTCGGGATAACCCTGGCTGCGGGCGATTTCGATGTAGTACGCGGCGCGCTGGCTGCCCACCGCCAACAGACGTCGACGCACCGCCAGGCGACGGTCGTCGTACAGCGGGCTCAAGCCCAGGCAAGGGTCGGGCAGTTGCATCACCCTTTCCCACTCCGGCACCAGTTCGCTGACGGTCACGGGGTCCATTTCGTTTTGCAGGTCGCAGGCGCGGGCGTCGATGCGCGTAAGTTCTTCGGCGATGCCTTTGAGCACCGTCTGCAACTGCGGCATGGTCTCCAGGTCCCAGACCGGACCGCTGGGCAACAGGGCGATCAGTTGTTCCTCGTACTGGCCAGCCGTCCTTATCCCAGCCATGTGATACCTCCAAACACCAGTAACTGGTTTGTTGCCGCCGTAACGTCCGCCAGCGGGCTTGTCAGTGTGTGATCGGTCTCACCGGTGGCGGTGCTGATGGCTTCGGCGATGTGGGTCAGCAACAAGCTGTCGCCCAGCCCCGCCTCGCGATTGTGCAAGTCTCGCAGTTGGGCCTCGACGGCCGCGCGCACGGCGCTGGTGTCGGGGGTCAAGCGCAGTTGATAAGCCACTGGTTTCATCACCGGCGCCAACACATACACATCAGCGGTCACTGGCCGCAGCGGTTCGATATGGGCTTGAACCTGCGCCAGCTGCGCGGCATTGGCAATCGGCTGCGGGTCGTCGTCACGCATCACGAACACCCCCACCGTCCCCGGTCCCAGGTAATTGCCGCGACACCATGCGCGGGTAATGCCGGGCACTTCGAGGGACCAGGTCTCGTAATCCTGTGCCGAACCGCCCTGGGGAATAACGCGATAGGAACGAATCACCCGCGCCCGCAGCGACTCCAGGGTTTCTCGCGCCACGCCGCCGGTCAGCCCCGGCGCCAGTACGGTAAAGGTCGAACCAATACCTTGCAGCGGCTGGACCGCAATCAGGCTCAACCCGGCATCAGCGTTGCCCAGGGTGCCGGCGTCAATCGCCTGCACGGTGGCAGTGTTAAGGCCGGCATGGGTCGTGCCGGCAGCAGTGACCTTGAAGCTGCGCCCATCACTGCTTTGCAGCACCGTATCCACATCCAGCACCGCGCCCGCCGCTGCGGTAAAACTCACGGTGCCACTGGCGGCTACCGCCGCCTTGCGTGCCTGGTTCAAACGCAGCGCAGCGATGCGTTCCAGGGTGGATTCATCGGCGGTATCCGGCAGGATCTGCTCAGCGATCCAATCAAGATAACCGTACAGGCCGAACGCAGCGCCACTCAGTGTGCGCGCCAGGACCTGGGCATCGGACTGGCGCAGCGAATCGCTGGCCAGGTCGCTTTGGGTGCGTTTGATCAGCACCGGCAGCGAAGGGGTTTCAAACGGCA